TTGGATGAAAGCTGGTTATGCTGGTGCAAAATATCCCTATGGTTGGTATCCACCTGGTAACGGTAATTGGGTAAACACCACTCAGGCTCAAAGCATCCACGATTACTTACACTATTACTCAGGTTGTCATGAAGATGAGTTTCTTCGTGCAATGGGTCAGCAAGCATCCGAATATTATTTGTGGAAGTATGGTCAAGCAGACTACATTGGATGCACCACCTATCGTCGGTATTTGAAACTAGATGATGGTATGCATCCACAAGTGGTAAAGATAAGCATGGAAGCAACACAAGAACATGCCGATTACTTATCATCCGATGAGATGCGTGATAAAGCATTGACAATACTTGATAATCACGATATAATAACAAATAGACTGACGCCTTTACCCTGTTCGGTCAAAGACCAATACTTACAGTCACAACCGTCAGAGTATATTGATTTGTTTTTGAATGGTATTGTTGAATTGATGCCTGACTATAGATTCAAAATAGGTTGGTGGCATCAGAACGAAGCAAGTTTTGAAACATGTTATATCATGCGTAAGCAGCTATTCAAGAAATATGTTTCAGAATTGTTTGAACTATTAGAGTATGTATGGATAAATGCAAAACTTGCATACCCACGAACACCAACGACATCGGAGCCACTACCATGGCGCTATCCTGGATTCTTAGGTGAAAGATTCTTGCCATTCTTTATATACGCTAATGACCTAAACGCATTTCGGGTTCCGCTTGTGATTCTGGAGTAACCCGGAACGATTTTTCGTCAAAACTCTTATACGCAAGTGAGTGCTTACTTCTATTATGAAAGAAAAGTATATAAAAGCCCATATGAAAGCAGCAAGTGTTTATGCTGAACTTTCTACTGCCCAGAGATTACAAGTAGGATGTGTAATCGTCAAAAATGATACAATCATCGGCATCGGATATAATGGTATGCCATCTGGTTGGGACAATGATTGTGAATATCGTGAATATGTATCTAAAGAAGAATGTTATCAATCTGATGTTTGGATGAGAGAGAACAATTTTACTGAAACCGTTCATGGATGGCTGAGAACATTTACTAAACCAGAGGTGATGCATGCCGAATCGAATGCCATCGCAAAGGTTTCCCGTTCAACGAATTCTAGTGAAGGCGCAAGTTTATTTGTTACTCACGCACCTTGTCTAGATTGTGCTAAAATTATACATCAAGCAGGAATCAAGGAGGTCTATTACCAGAATACTTATAGAACAGAAGCAGGAATTCAATTTTTACAACAATGTGGAATCAAAGTAGAACAAGTAATGAAAGGTACATTATGAGTAATATTAATAAAATTGCAAAACAACTGGCGGAATCAAATTCCAAACTTCCTAAAGCATATAAGTATGATCTTGCTTTGCGTGACTTTGATAATAAAGTAGAATTGATCGGTCTTGTTGACGATCCTACTTATGACATTGCCGACTTTCGTGGTCGTGAAATGTTGTTTCCTAAAAAGTGGGTCACACTTGACGTTTATGAACCAACAACAAAGGTAGCAGTATGAACATAAAATGTATTACATTCAAAACACACCAAACTATCATTGCAGACGTATCACTTGAAGGTGATACTGTTGTATTAGTTAAAAATCCAGTACAAGTAATTTCTGTACCACCACGATCTGCTTCTGATCCTGGTGGTGTAGGCTTTGCACCATATCTTGCATTCGTAGAAGAGTTTGACAAAGGCATTACACTCAAGAATGAAGATATTCTATGCATCAATACACCTGTTGATGATTTATTGGAAAATTATCGTAAAATGTTCAGTCGTATTGAACTAGCACCACCAGGACTAAAATTGTAATGTCAAAATACTACACAAACGTATGTGTTCACAGTAATCATATATTGTTTCGTGGCGTAACAAACGGTAGGAGGGTTAAGACCAAGGTCAAATACTCTCCAACTTTATTCCTACAGTCCAACAAACAATCACAGTGGCGTTCATTATTCAATGAACCACTGGAACCTATGACATTTGATACAATTAGGGAGGCACGTGATTTTGTCAAACGCTATGAAGAAGTTGCAAACTTTAAAATCTATGGTAATACACGCTATGAATACGCATTCATTGCTGACACTTTTAGAGGCGTTATTGATTGGGACATTTCTCAGTTACATATTGCTTTCATAGACATTGAGGTTGGTTCAGAGAATGGCTTTCCAAATCCATACAAAGCCACTGAGCCAATCACTGCTATTGGTATTCATAAACTAGGCGGCAAAACAAAAGTTTATGGTTGTGGTTCATATCGTAATAATGATGAGAATGTAGATTATGTTACTTGCAAAGATGAAATTGACTTGTGTGAACGCTTTCTTACTGATTGGACAAGCGATCCTCCTGATGTTCTTACTGGTTGGAATATCAAGTTCTTTGATATTCCTTATCTTATCAATCGTTTCACACGTATACTTGGGGAAAGTGACGTAAAGAAAATGTCACCGTGGGAAATCATCTCACAGCGTAATACTGTATTCAAAGGTAAAGAACAAACAGTTTATGATATCGTTGGTGTATCAGCACTAGACTATCTTGAACTGTATCAGTGGTATGCACCGGGTGGCAAAAACATTGAGAACTATAGACTTGACACGGTTGCAAATGTAGAACTTGGTGAAAGTAAATTGTCTTTTGATGAGTATGACAGTCTCCATCAACTATACAGAGAAGATTATCAGAAGTTCATTGACTATAACATCAAAGATGTAAGATTGGTGCTGAGACTTGAAGATAAGTTGAAACTGATTGAACTTGCACTAACTCTGGCTTATGACACCAAAACAAACTATGATGATGTGTTTGCACAGACGAGAATGTGGGACGCACTGATTTACAACTATCTACTGGACAAACAGATTGTTGTGCCACCACGCCGTGTTGCAAAAAAGAGTGAAGCATTTGAAGGTGCGTATGTAAAAGATCCACAGATTGGTATGCATGACTGGGTTGCATCGTTTGACTTGAATAGTTTGTATCCGCACTTGATTATGCAATACAACATTTCACCAGAAACACTTGTTGAAACAAGTGAATATACTGATGAGATGCGTAATCTTGCAGCCAACGCAAATGTTGAAAATCTTTTGAATAAACAATTAGACACAAGTACACTGAAGAATGTAACTATTACACCAAATGGTCAGTTCTTTCGTACAGACAAACAAGGCTTTCTACCACACATGATGGTTGATATGTATGAAGGTCGTAAGAAGTTCAAGAAGTTGATGTTGAAGCATGAACAAGAGTATGAGAACGAAAAAGATCCATCTAAAAAGAAAGAATTGGCAAAACTGATTGCACGATACAACAATCTGCAACTAGCCAAGAAAGTTTCTCTAAACTCAGCCTACGGTGCAATGGGTTCACAGTATTTCAGGTTTTATGACTTGCGCCAAGCACTTGCTATTACACAAGCTGGTCAATTATCCATTCGTTGGATTGAAAACAAACTCAACGAATACTTGAATAAAATACTGAAAACTGAAAAAGATTATGTTATTGCTTCGGATACAGATTCTATCTATCTTAATCTTGGTCCATTGGTTGATTCTGTGTATGAGAAAAAGCCAGCAACTGAGAAAGTTATCACCTTCATGGACAAAATCTGTGAGGAGAAAATACAACCATATATTGATACGAGTTATCAGGAACTTGCTGAATATGTTCACGCATACGACCAAAAGATGCAGATGAAACGTGAAGGCCTGTCCAACAAAGGTATCTGGACAGCCAAGAAACGTTACATTTTGAATGTATACAACAACGAAGGTGTTCAGTATGCTGAACCGCACTTGAAAGTTATGGGTCTAGAGATGGTAAAATCTTCTACACCTAGAATTGTTCGTGACAAGATGTATGAACTGGTTGACTTGATTGTAAATACCGATGAAGAAACTGTGCAAAAGTTTATTGCCGACTTCAAGCAAGAGTTCATGAAACTACCGCCTGAAGATATATCTTTTCCACGTGGATTGAATGGATTGAGAGACTACGCTGACTCTAAGACAATATATAAAAAGGGTACACCTATTCATGTCAAGGGTGCAATACTTTACAATCACTATCTAAAAGAGTATAATCTAACTAATAAGTATCCTTTGCTTCAAGAAGGTGAGAAGCTAAAGTTTACCTATCTAAAGACACCGAATCATTTCAAAGATACGGTGATTTCTTTTCCTACCAGACTGCCTAAAGAGTTTGAGTTGCAGCACTTTATTGATTATGAAACACAGTTTGAAAAGACTTTTATTGATCCGATTCAAATCATTTTGACTTGCATTGGTTGGAACACAGAGAAAAAGTCTACACTTGAAGATTTCTTCGGATGATACACGTTATACTACCATTTTTGACTGCTATTGCTTTATCGGGTATTGCTGCATATTACTCGGTTATTGGACTTGCACAGATATTTCCAGGTTCTTACTGGCCTATTATCATTATGGGTTCTGTGCTTGAAGCAGCAAAATTGGTAACTGTATCATGGGTGTACAATCATTGGAAAACAACATTCTCTGCACTGAAACTATATTTTCTAATTGCAGTTGTTCTGTTGATGGGTATCACATCAATGGGAATCTTTGGTTATCTGTCAAAAGCACACATTGAACATTCAAGCACTGTAGCACCACAAGTTGCAAAGGTAGAAATCTATGAGGAAAAGATCAGAGTTATTCAATCGCAGATCGATAGGAACAACAAGAATC